CAAAGCTATATGTCCACCCTCATATAGTAGGGAGATAATCGGATCACCTCGATTTCATCGAATGGCACCAGCTGCGCCAATAAGAAAACCAATCACACCACCAGCGGCCCATGTATCACGTTGACGCCGTAAGCGTTGCTCAGTTCTCCTATTGTTCTTGATTTCGTTCCTCAATTCGTCTAATGAGGTCGAGGCTAGAGTTAATCTCTCCTCTTGCTCTGTTATTTTGCTCGAGGCTTTCTCTAACTCTTGCCCCTGTTTCTCGTTGATTGCTTTCAATTCGCTCAATGCTTGCGCTCTCTCTCTGTTGATAGCCTTCAATTCTGTTAATTCGCTCTCCTGCGTCATGGTTAAGCTGTCGGCTTGTTCCAATGATTTTGTTGAGTTCTCGATTGAGGCGTCGGCTTTCATCAAGTGCCCTTTGAGTCTGTTCCAATCGCTCAATGGCACGGTGATAGTTGGCTCTGGCTGTGAAGTAGCCTCTTGCGAGGCTGCTAACGCCATAGAGGAAAAGCACACAAACAGCACCAACAATAAGGCGCTTAATAGTAACCTTAGATTTAAGCGTTTCGAGGTATATTTTAATTTTCTCATACATGGATAACCCCCTATTTAGTCCATATCACTCCAGCGAGCCTCATATCCTCGCACGTCAACGTGAACGAAGTCTTGATAGTAATATTTACCTATACCGTCGGCGCCGCATTCCTCGGCGATTTGAGCGAGGTAGTCAACATCTATTCCGTCATAGGTGATGTCCGCCGCTACACCTTGTGTATGATAGGAATTAGGAACGCCACCAACCTCGGCATTATGCTCTGGGCAGCGATAGCCACTATTAACGGTAATAGGAACGCCCAAGCGTTCACGAATTTTGTCTAATACGTCTACAAGTCGCTTGTCGATGATATGATCCAGCACATTATGGCCGTTTTCATCAACCGCATGACGTTCACAATGACAAGCAAATTCGTAATCGTCGAAATATTCGCCAATTTTCATAGTTTTTACCCCCAATTATAAAAGGCTGCACCCTTTACGAATGCAGCCAATGACTAATTATTTTTTTAGAATCATATCAATTTTATTGTGTACTATATCCAATAGCCCTGTTACTGTGCTGTTGCCGCCGTCTCTCATATTCTCGAGTATGCTCAAAAACTCAACAGAGCCAAGATATAGCCATACCAGATTTACCGCAAAAGCATATTGTCCAGCCATGAAGTCAAAGCACCATGCTGCAGCAGTTGCTAGGCAGTATGTGAGCACCTTTGTAACAAAAGGCTTTCGCATATGCTTAGAACTGATTAAGCCCTTACCCCAAGCGGCAGGAATGGCTAAATATTTGTCGGAGCCGCTTATGTTATCTGGGCTTGCCCCTAAGTCTAGTAACATTTGATAGCTAATAGAGGCCCATTTAGTGATAAGGTCTAGGAACACCAGTATAATGAATATCCCTAGCACTTGCACGTGTTTAAGCCCTAGCATATATATGCCGACCTCTGCTATTACTGCGAGTAAGGCTTTCATGGCAAATGACTCTGTAAGAGTTCGCCATGCTTCGCTCATGAAATTTGTTAATTCTTGCATTTATTCCCCTTGCATTGAAATTAACCTAATTTATTGATTGTATCGGTGCTGAATACATACTCATATCTAGCGCCTTGCTGCATATCAACCAACTCAGAGCCATTGAATTGAATTTTTTTATTAGCTACACCTGTGAACTTAATAGAGGTTGCCTCGCCTGTTTTATTTGGCGACATAGGATCCTCGGAGACAGTAATTACTTGTCCACGACGAACCTTAACAATGGTATTGTTGCCGCTATTAACTAAATCTATTAAATTTTTGCACACTTCTGGAAAGTTGCCGCCTTTAGGTGGGTTGTCTGGTAATTGTGTTAAATCAAGTTCTACAAATTCAACTTTTTTATATTCACAAATTCTTTCGGTCATGTCTTTGAACATATCCTCTAAATTGAACTTGTTAGTTGATTCTAAAGTAGTCGGAATAACTTTAACGCCCTTTTCGTAAACTTTTCCGATGCCTGCGACAGTAACGCCACCCATGTTAGAAGTTAATTGAGTGTCTTTTGTGAAAGTTCCGAAGTCTGGGCCTTCATTTACATTATTAAGTGTAATAACGGAAGTGCTAACAATTTCATCAAGCAAGTTGAAATAATCAGCCTTGATATTTCCTGTTGCACCTTGAGGAATTAATACTTTCAATGTGCTAGTTTCAAACTCTACCTTTTCGCCGTCGTTAATTGCCACTTTAAAATGAGGCTCACCTGTGAATTTAATAAATGCTTGACCAGCGGCAGGCTGTGTATATGTAAGAGGTTTAGGTGTAACTGTGATTGTGTCGCCCATTAATTCAACGAGTTTAGTCAATATAGTATCAAGCTGAGCGTTTGGAAGATAAATATTCTTACGTTTTAACGCTGTAAATGCATTATTTACCTCTACTTTAGCTTTAAGGGAGTCTAGCCATTCTTGACGAGAGCCCTTAAAGCCCTCTAATTGTGCGATGTCGTAAGCACTTAAACCGTCAGCCCCATTGCGGCCGTCTGTTCCGTCAACGCCTTTTAAGCCTGGAATGTTAATATTCATATTGATAGGTTTTTCGCTAAGTTCGATTAATAGTTTTTGTAATTCGTTTGGCATAAGTTGCCTCCTGATGATTAATGCATTGATACATCATGAATGAAGTTAATTTCACCCATGATCATTTTAAAAGTATTGTCGCCTACAACAAGAAACACATCATAATTGCCCTTAGTGTAGGTCTTATTAATTGTCAAGGTCTGAGCACTTGGAATAGTAACGTATACAGTCTTATCCTGTATCTTTGTTTCTGCCTTACATAGCAGCTTACCTTGAATACTGCGAACTTTGCATATTGCATGCCCTGCCGATATATCCATATCAGTAGTTAGTGTATATGCTCGCCGCCAGTCAGCCCCTATATGCAAAGTTTCGTTTTCTTTGCGTATAAAGTCCATATATACCCCCTTTACCAGAATGAAATTACGAGTAAGTCAGCCTCTCCGTAATAGCCAAATTTACCAGAATTGTAAAAGAAATAGAAATAGCCCTCTTTAGTTACGCCGCAGCCTCTATACCAGCGGCCGTCATTACTTTGACTAGCTCCATTATTCTTCGCATATCCTCGGCCGAATGAGAATGTTCCGCCTGCTGGTGCGTCGCCATTTGGAAAGAATACACGATTTTGCAACGGCTCGCCGTGTAGCCAATATCCGCCCTCGAGGTCGTCTATTCTGCCACCGCCTGGCTTGCCATTCCAGTACATTGAATAGCGATTATTGAAGTCATGAACCCTGTTCATATCATCATCATTGAAATAACGTCCAGTGATTTTATAGGCAAAATCTGTAAATAATCTAACATTCGTTAAATAGTACAAACATCGATCATAACTATAACCTGCTGGCAAGTTGATTTTTTGGCCGCTCACTACATGTAAGCTCATAAAGTTCGTATTTTTTAACGGCACGCCATTAGCATATACGCTGTTAGCGTCAATTCTAGAACCAGTAATATTGGCGCCTAGGATATTGCCATTTTCGTCAACGCTGAACGTATTCGAGGTATTTTTGATTACGGTACCAGTAATGGTGCCGCCTCGTAAATCTCCTATGTTGGCCGAGATGGCTGCTAGGTTGTCAACGTGGATATTATCGGCTGTAACTGCGCCAGCTTGTATCATGCCTCTAGCGATAATATTTTTATCAAATAAAGTTTGTCCAGTAACGTGCAATAGTTTGCCGTCAATCTTAGTGCCTGCTGGGGTTAAGTTAATACGGCTTATGAGTTCCTTGCCGTCTAGCGCTCCTAGTGCGTTGGTTACTTTAAACTCTATACCGTCTGAAATTTGAGTGATTTGAGAGTCTACATGCTTATTCAAATCGGTTATCGAGCGTTGAAATGCCTTTGCTTGATCAACGAGCTTACTTTCAAAGCCATTGACGCTAGTCTTAACTGTTCCAACTTTGCCTTTTAGGTCGTTGATAGCCTTATCCATATCGGATAGGCCGAGGCTTTCCATATCGAGTAGTTCTTTATCAATTTTAGCTTTTATGGCTATAGATATAGGCTCACTCGCTGGGCCCTCACCGAATATATCAACGTAAGCCACTTTCACGTTATACACGCCAGCCTCTAAAGGAATTGAGAGAGCGTTTGTGGTTGTAAAGTATGCTTTATCATCGATGTATACATTAGCGCCCTTACAGCTAGCAGGAATAACCTCAAACGTAACGCCTATACCATTGATATTAGCCGTTGCTCTTAGGTTTGTAGGTTGTTTAGGTTGCGGCACATTATAGGTTAATTCTGCAGGCGCTCCATAGCCTTTGGCTGGGTTATGGGCGTACAAGTACACCTTACCAGTCCGATTGCGTAGTGTTCCGCTGTATGTAGTGTTATTACTGCGGCCGATTAAGCCGTCATTTTGGCCTGCGTTAAGGTCAAGCCGTAGCTCGTAATAATCTACATCGGCATTTCTAACCTCTAGCCAGTTAAAATGCGCCATATCGCTGAATGAAATAGAAAAGCCGAGAGGCTTATTCGGAATTTCACTCTTTAGCTCTACTGTAATGCTCTTAGATACGCCCTGTGAGGTGTTTCCGTGTGTGTCTTTAACTACAGCCTTAACCTCGTATGTATGGCCTAATTCGCAGCCGCTTATAATGACTTGCCCCTCACCTGCGCCGCCATATTTCCATTGACCGCTAGGTTCTCTATACCATACCTCAACTGTATCAAGGCTGTTGATATGTGGCACATTAAACTCTGCAACCACATCAAATGACTTAACTCGATTAGTGATCTCGTAGTATTTCGTATATAGAGTGAGGTCTGTAACCTCTGGTATGAAATAAGGCGTCAAGGTGTACGGATAAGCCTGCACCTCATCGAGTCCTTGCTCGTTCGTACCAAAGATATTCATTGATGTAAATTTAAGGTATATTGTTTTGCCTAT